GATGTAATTGGCGAAACACAAGGTTATTTTATTGTTAAACCACACCTTAGAAAAGAACAGAATCGCTGGTTAAAAGTAGACTGTAAGGTAGTTGAGTATTACCGTTAAAAATAAAACAATTTAAAAACAAATAAGATATGGTAAATGTGATAAAAGGCGATGTATTATACATTAATTCAGAATTTAAAATTTTAAAAGTGTATTTTAGTCATTATTCAGATAAAAATCGTAAAATGTTTTGGGCTTTGAATGGATTAGAATATAATTGTAAAGATGTATTATTATGATTTTTTGGAAAAAAGAAACGCCATTGCAATTTATAGCAAGTTGTATTTGGAATACAAGCGAAAACTTAGACATACCGTTAGGACGATTTGCTCCAATAATATTTGGATTAATGATTGGAGCTAAAGAAAAAAAATTTAAAAACAAATAAGATATGCCTGATATAACAATGTGCAACGGAAAAAATTGTGATTTAGCTTATGCCTGTTATAGATATAAAGCTGAACCAAGTAAATACCAAACGTATTTTACAGAAGCACCTATTGAAGATGGTCAATGTGATTACTATTGGGAAGTAGTTTAACAATAACCTTTTACTATTATTTTTACAATGAATAAACAAATTATTTCAAATGGAAAATAAAAGAGGTGGTGTTCGTGAAGGAGCAGGTAGACCAAGTAAAGCTACAGAAGTAGCATTGATTGAAAAACTAACTCCATTAGAGCCATTAGCATTTGCTGCATTAGAGAAAGGTTTAGAGCGTGGTGATTTTAAATTCACTCAACTATTCTATAATTACTATGCAGGTAAACCACGTGAAACCAAAGACGTTACTTTAATTAGTGAACAGCCTATATTCGATATAAACGATTTAGGCGACATTTAAAGATAGATAATGGAATTTATAATAACTACTGCTTTAAAGAAGTTATTGCGTCTTAAAAAGCGTATAAAGGTTGTTAGAGGTGGTACATCTGCTTCTAAGACCTTTTCTATTTTACCTATACTAATAGATAGAGCAATTAAGACACCTGATTTAGAAATTAGCGTAGTATCAGAATCAATACCACATTTACGTAGAGGTGCATTAAAAGACTTCTTAAAGATAATGATGGCTTTAGGTAGATACAACGATAACCAATTTAATAAGTCAACTTTAAAATATACTTTTGTTAATGGTAGTTATATTGAATTCTTTAGTGTAGACCAACCTGATAAATTACGTGGAGCAAGACGTAATGTATTATATGTTAACGAATGTAACAATGTAGACTTTGATTCTTACTATCAATTAGCTATTCGTACTTCAGGCGAAATATGGTTAGACTACAATCCGAGTAGTTTGTTTTGGGTAGATAGAGAAATAATAAATCAAGATGACGTAGACTTTATTACGTTAACCTATTTAGATAATGAAGCACTATCTGAAACAATAGTAAAAGAAATTGAATCAGCAAAAGAGAAAGCAAAGACTTCATCTTATTGGGAAAATTGGTGGCAAGTATACGGACTTGGTCAAACAGGTTCATTAGAAGGAGTTTGTATTCCTGAATGGCAAGAAATAAACTTACCAACTGAAGCAAGGTTATTATGTTATGGAATGGATTGGGGTTATAGTAACGACCCAACAAGTTTAATAGCAATGTATAAATATAACGATGCTTACATATTTGATGAATTGATATATCAGAAAGGATTGTTAAATTCAGATATTAGCGACTTACTTAAAACAAATGGAGTTAACGATATTATATATGCAGATAGTGCAGAGCCTAAATCAATAGCAGAGTTAAACAGTTATGGTCATAATGTATTACCTGTTACCAAAGGCAGAGATAGTATCGTATATGGCTTAAATTTAATTAATCAGAACAAAGTTTATATAACCTCAAGAAGTAAAAACTTAATAAACGAATTGAGAAACTATACTTGGATGGTAGATAAGCAAGGTAATAAACTTAACAAACCTATTGATGCTTATAACCACGCTATAGACGCAATGCGTTATGCAATGACTTCACAATTAGAAAACCCTCACAAAGGAAACTATTATATTTATTAATTTGTAACGCAAATAAAATATGACATACGCAGAAATAATATCTACTATTGAATGCTACATTTATTTAAAGACTAATCAAAACGTATTGATAGCTTTACCACGTAATATAGGTGAAATAAAAAAGATGCAGCAAATGTATAATATAGCAAAGCAAGAAGTGCTATATATGTGGCAAGTGTAAATGTTAAAGTTTTGTTAAAGTTTGTAAAAAGTTTTGTATGTTTAAAACTTTGTGTAATTTTACCTCATCAAACAAAACAATTAGAAATTATGACAACAACAGAAAATTTAAAAGTAGGCACTATAATTCAAACTTCAATAGATGGTGTTAATTTTAAAGATACAATAATAACAAAGGTATCTGAAAAATTTGTATGGTTTAAAGGTAGTGGGTATAATAGAATAGCAAAACAAACTTTTATAAATTATCCTTGTTTTTATAGAATAAAATAAAAAAATTATGAGAACAATAGCAGGAGTAATATCAGCATCAATAGCAATGGCTTCAAGTGAACCATTAGTAGTAATATCATTTTGTTTATTAACCTTTTATTTAATATATCTTGAATTTAACAGCGATAAGAAATTGCCTAAATAACGGAATAACTATTTATCCAATAGTGATAGATGAAAGTTATTTTATAGGTAAAAGAAAAATCAATTACGTTAAAATAGAAATAAACGTAAATGGTGCAAAGAAATTAGGAAACGATAAATACAAACAAGATGAAACGTTAACTAATAAAGTATTTGAATTATATGAAGTATTAAATTTGAAGTTAGTTTAGAGTTAATTAAATTGGTTAGAAATTGGTAGTCAGAAATGGCTACCTTTTTTGTTTTATACAAATCTTTGTTTAATTAATTTTTAAAATAAAATATGAAAGTAAATATAAACGTACCTGATTCGTTAAACGAAATTACTTTATATCAATATCAAAGATTCGACAAATTAACAAAAGAAAACGAAGCAAGTCATTTTGTAAATCAAAAGACTATCGAAATATTTTGTAACATAGAATTAAAAGATGTTGCACGTATTCGCATAGCTGATATAGACGATTTACTTTCACACTTAAATAACTTACTACAACAAAAACCAAAGTTAACAAGAACTTTTAAATTAGGAGTATATGAGTTTGGGTTTATACCTAAATTAGAAGATATGACTTCAGGCGAGTTTATAGATTTAGAAAACTATTTAAGCAATACTGAAACATTGCATCAAGCTATGGCTGTTTTATTCAGACCAATTAAATCAAAAGTAAAAGACTTATACACCATTGAAGAATACGAATCAAGTTACAAGTATTCAGAGGTTTTAAAATATATGCCTTTAGATATTGCTTTAGGTTCTATGCTTTTTTTTTGGACTTTGCAGAACGATTGCGTGAACGCTTTGACGGACTTTATACAGAACGAAGTGGAACAATCGGAACAAGTGAAGCAGGCTTTGGAAAAAAATGGGGTTGGTATCAATCAATTTACGCAGCAGCTCAAGGGGATATTCTCAGATTCGATGCAGTTACCAAATTACCAATAACTACTTTAATGATGTGGTTAATGTTTGAGAAAGAAAAAAACGAAATAGAAATAAAAAAATTAAAAGGTAATGATATATAGAATTATAAAAGAAATTAAAGACGTATTACTTGATGAGCCATTTGTAAATACAGTTACAGAAGGCGACATATTTCAAATTGATTTAAACAAGCAAACAATGTTTCCTTTAAGTCATATTATTTTAAATAGTGCAACGCATCAGGGTAATGTAATATCGTTTAATATTACTATTCTATTAATGGATGTTATAAACCAAAAAGACGATAGCAATAAAGTTGACATTTGGAATACTCAATTACTTTTAGGTACAAGGGTTTTAAATAAATTAAATCGTGGTGATATAGCTACTGACTTTTGGGAGTTAACAGGCAATCCAACTTATGAGCCATTTACAGAACGTTTCGAGAACGATTTAGCAGGATGGGCAATTACCTTTGATGTATTAGTAAGAAACGATATAACGATATGTTAAATGCAAAATAAAGAGCAAACATATAACTACTTAAATACTTTTGCTAAATACGTTATTCAACAATCAAGAAGTAATTTATCAAAGCAAGGTAAAACAAACACAAAGGCGCTTTACAATAGTTTAGATAGTGAAATTGAAGTAGGTGCAAATAGTTTTCGTTTAGCTTTTTTAAGCACTGATTATGCTGAGTTTGTAGATAAAGGAGTACGTGGTAAAACAAGTTCTACAAAAGCACCAAACAGTCCTTTTAAATTTGGTTCAGGTAAAGGTAGAAAGGGCGGTTTAACAGAAGGAATAAATAAGTGGGTTAGACAAAAAGGTATTCAATTTAAGAGCAGACAAACAGGAATGAAATTAAGCTATCAAAATACTTCTTTTTTAATAGCAAGAGCAATATATAATAAAGGAATAAAGCCAAGTTTGTTTTTTACAAAACCATTTGAGAAAGCCTTTGAACGTTTGCCTGATGAATTGGTTGAAGCGTATGGTTTAGACGTAGAACAATTTTTACAATATACAATTAATAAGAAATGAAAAAAATATTTATAAGAAGTCCTTACTTTATTGAAGTAAACGAAGTAGACCAAACAAGTGCAAAGATTGAAATATTTCTTTGGAATAAAGGAAATACAGAACCTACAATTCCAAATTATACTTTAACTAAAAACATTGCAAGTCCATTACAACCATTAATAGCTTGGAACGTAGCAAACTATGCAAAAGAATTTATTAAACCTATTTCACCAACTGTAGTTTCAGTTCCTACTTTAGAAGCTGTTAAAACTTGGTGCTATATGAAAGTAAGAAGATACTCAAACGATGTTGAGTTAGATGACGAAACTTTTATTTGCTTAAATGGTTACACACAATACTCAGGCGGTTACAATCAAAGCGATGTAGCTACAGTAGTTCCGTTAGTAAACACAAATATAAAACTAACTACATTTTCAGGCTTTAATTATATTGATGTTTGGATTGAAGAGAATACTGATTTTGTATGGACAGGTAACGATGAATATTTTTTCACACCTGA